AATTTGATACACTGATGCAATGGAACGCAGATCCAGTTAAAAACTTTCTCAAGCAGGGCGGCAAGTATCTTGGTATATGCATGGGCGCCTACTGGGCTGATCAAGATTACCTAAACATATTACAAGACACTAGAGTAGTGCAGTACATTAGGCAACCTAACTCATGTACAAGACGTCCGCATCCTAAAGCCATGCCAGTGACTTGGCAAAACAGTCAAAAACGTATGTATTTCTACGACGGGCCAGCATTTACGGGCAACAACTTTGAAGTTATATCTACATACTCTAACAATGACCCTATGGCTATTATACAAGGAAACATAGGACTAATAGGCTGTCATTTAGAAAGCGAACAGTGGTGGTACGATAAAAGTTACTTAAAACCGCATTGGCACAATAATACGCATTATAAGTTGTTATTAGAATTTGTAGATACTTTATCTAAGCATTAAATCTCTATAAATATTAGTTCATGGAGAGAAAATGTTAGAAATTATCGCAACGTTAGTGATGACGCACATCACAATAGTGTGTGTTACACTATACTTACATAGAGGACAGGCTCATAGAGGTATTGAGTTCCATCCTATACTAAGCCACTTTATGCGTTTCTGGTTGTGGTTAACTACAGGTATGACTACTAAAGCATGGGTAGCAGTACACAGAAAGCATCATCAAAGTACTGATCAAGAAGGTGATCCTCATAGCCCACATGTATTCGGAATATGGAAACTATTATTTGGCGGATGGAGTTTATATCACCAAGCAACTAAAGATCCTAGTTTTGTCATCAAGTACGGTAAAGGTACTCCCAAAGATAGAATGGAAAGATTTTATACTCGTTATCACCGGGCAGGATTCATTCTTATGCTGATCATAGATCTTGTTCTTTTTGGCCTGCCCGGTATTTTAGTTTGGGGTGTACAAATGATTTGGATTCCATTCTGGGCCGCCGGATTTATTAACGGTATTGGACATTGGTGGGGTTATCGTAACGGCGAAACTAAAGACCACAGTCGTAATGTTAGTCCAGTCGGAATATTAATCGGCGGTGAAGAACTGCACAACAATCATCACTTAGATCCTGCTAATCCTAAACTAAGCCGTCGTTGGTTTGAGTTTGACATTGGCTGGATGTGGTTTAAACTGTTTGAATTTGTTGGGCTTGCTAAATTACGATAAATAATACTATGAGAGCACGTGAATTCATCAAAGAATCGACAAAACAACTGCGTAAATCAGTTAAACAAAGTATGCCTAACATGACTAGTGCTAGTCAGTTAGATAATAACAACCATCCTTACCTAGCGTATCGATTTGGTGTAGCACTTGCGCCAAGTCCAGACATACACCATTTTGACGATGAAGGCCCTCTCGGCAGTAAACTAACTATGATCGACTATACCGATGCTGACGCTGAAATAAGAAAGGCGGCTGCTAAAAGAATGGGTATCAAATTTGATCATGGCACAGGAAAAGGCAGTCAAGAACTTCCTGATTCCGTTATCAATAAAACCAGTCCGGTTGCTAAACCTAAGAAAAACAAATACGGTGTTTAACACCGTTTTTGTTGACTTTGTCTTTTTAATAGTATAAAATACTAAATCATAAGGAGAACTATATGGGCAGTCGTACCTACGGACCAGAAGAAAAAGCAAAACTTGAGCGTCTTATTAATGAAGGTGTTCAAATTAGATACGAAGTAGAAGCACTACAAGAAGGTTTGAAAGAAACTGTTAAAGCAGTTGCAGAAGAACTTGAAATCAAACCAGCACTTATTAACAAAGCAATTAGCATCGCGCACAAGGGCAACTGGAACGATGTGTTCAGCGACTTTGATGATCTTGAAACATTGATCGTCACTGTTGGTAAGGACAAATAATTGAACTGGATTACTACAACATACAACTGGGCTAGGCAAGATTTTAAAGAATGGCCTTTAAGATTTGTTCTTGAAATCACTGCCTGGTTCATGAGTATTGTCTGTGCTGTGTGGATGGGCATCACTTTACCCAATCCTCCATTCCTTATTCTTTATCCTTTGTTCATTACCCAATGTGCAATCTTTGCTTGGGCCGCTTGGACACGCAAAAGTACAGGAATGGTTGCTAATTATTTGTTGCTAGTCACTATCGATGTAATCGCTATTGCTAGACTGATAATTAATACATAAGAGTAAGGTTTAGTCAGCCATAAGTGACTATGTTGGTATTTGCAAGCCGTAAATTGCAAGGGAGAAAAACTAAAATATGAGTTACGTTGACGCTCTCTTCGACAGAGAGAATGACATTATCAAGGTCGTTGAAAGAAACGACAAAGGCGAAAGGGTTTTTAAAGAACACCCTGTACGCTACACATTTTACTATCCAGACGCTAGAGGTAAGTTTCAATCAATCTTTGGCGAACCACTGACAAGAGTAATATGTAAAAACAGCAAAGACTTCCGTAAAGAGATGGCCATTAACAGTGGCAAGGACTTATACGAAAGTGACATCAATCCAATTTTCGTACACCTAAGCGAAAACTATCTCAATCAAGACGCACCTAAACTAAACATTTGCTTCTTCGACATTGAGGTGGACTTTGATCCAGAGAAAGGCTATAGCACACCAGATGATGCGTTTATGCCTATTACTGCTATCACTGTTCACCTAAAATGGTTAGATAAATTAATCACACTTGCACTTCCCCCAAAGAGTGTTGGTATGGCTAAGGCCAAAGAGTTAATCAAGGATGTACCAGATACACACTTGTTTGACAGCGAAGCAGACATGTTGGAAACATTCTTGGATCTAATTCAAGATGCTGACATCATCACAGGTTGGAACAGCGAAGGTTATGACGTTCCTTATACCGTTAACCGTGTTACTAAAGTTCTAAGCAAAGACGACACACGCAGATTTTGTTTGTGGAATCAACTGCCTAAGAAACGTGAATACGAAAAGTATGGTAAGACTGCTACAACCTATGACTTCTATGGTCGTGTACACTTAGACAGTCTTGAGTTGTATCGCAAGTTTACCTACGAAGAACGTCACACTTATCGACTAGATGCCATTGGTGAAATGGAAATCGGTGAGAACAAGACTGTCTACGAGGGCACACTTGATCAACTATACAATAATGACTTTAAAAAGTTTATTGAATATAACAGACAAGATACTGCACTATTAAACAAACTAGATGACAAGTTAAAGTTTATTGACCTTGCCAACAAGATTGCACATGAAAACACAGTATTGTTGCAGACAACTATGGGTGCTGTGGCAGTTACTGAGCAGGCTATTATCAACGAAGCACATCGTAGAGGCTTCCAGGTTCCTAATCGTCCTAAACGTGATGATGAAGAAAATACTGCGGCCGCTGGTGCTTATGTTGCGTTCCCTAAGGAAGGCTTGCAGGACTGGATTGGTTCACTAGATATTAACTCACTGTATCCGTCAGCGATTCGTGCGCTTAACATGGGTCCAGAAACCATTGTTGGCCAATTACGTCCTGTGTACACAGAGGCTTTCATTCATGAACAAACAACACTAAAGAAAAAATCTTTTGCTGGTGCTTGGGAAGGTAAGTTTGGCACAGACGAATACGAAGCAGTTATGGCACAGCGTCGTGACACCGAGATTACCATTGACTGGGAAGATGGTGAATCAACTGTACACAGTGCCGCAGAAGTTTACAAGTTGATCTTTGACAGTAATCAACCTTGGATGCTTAGTGCCAACGGTACTATCTTTACCTATGAAAAAGAAGGTATCATTCCTGGTCTGTTAAAGCGTTGGTATGCTGAACGTAAAGAGATGCAGGCCAAACTTAAAGAATGTATCAAGGCAGGTAACAAAGTAGAAGAAGAATACTGGGACAAGCGTCAGTTAGTTAAGAAGATTAACTTGAATAGTTTGTACGGTGCTATTTTGAACCCTGGCTGTAGATTCTTTGATAAACGCATCGGACAATCAACTACTTTAGTTGGTAGACAAATTGCCAAACATATGGCCGGTAAGGTTAATGAAATTATCACAGGTGAATATAACCACGTAGGTAAAGCAGTTATCTACGGTGACACAGACTCTTGTTATTTCTCAGCATACACAACACTGAGAAAAGACATTGAAGCAGGAAACATTCCTTGGACCAAGGAAAACGTTATCACTCTATACGATCAAATAGG